CTCGTAATTCTTATGCTTAATATAAGTTTGCTTTTTCTCTTTGTGTATTCTTCTAATAAAAGCATTCCAAGCAATCTGTGTAAAGTAAGCGAATGGATTATTCGTTTTGTCAGGATTAAAATTATCAACTGCAGCAACACAATCAATTATACCATCCGAAATCATATCCTGTTTATATGTATATCCAGAAAAGTTTGGTTTCTTTGCCAGATTATTACAAATTAAAAGAATTGATTGACCGATGTACTCTGAAACCTTTGGTTTCTGTCTGCTTTCCTTAACTGCTTCTTCAACTGAGTTTTTATATTGAATCATTGCAGAATAAAGTGTCTTGTTATTGATATAATTTACTACTCGCTTTGCCATAAAATAGTCCTTTACTTAAATTCAAATTTGCGTATAATCACATGTGTCAATATGAATGCATTAGAACGTTAATGATACTTTGTAGATCTTGTAGTCGAACTTCTCTTCGTTGTAAACCTTAACACGCTCCATGAAGTGGAGCAGAGTATAATTTTTCTTAGTTTTCCATGTCATATCGTCAGCAATATCAAATAGAGTTGCTGACTTCTTTGTATCGCTTGTTCTAAGTCCACGTCCAATAGACTGTAGGTTCCTTACACGAGACTTAGACGGAGAAGCAAATATAACATTGTGAAGATTTTTAATATTGATGCCAGTGCTGAAAGTGCCAAAACTAGCCACAATAATCGCATTAGATTCTTTCTCGACAATTTCTCTTACCTTATCTCTTTCTTCACCATCGACGCCGCCGTGGATAAAAAATATTTTTCTATCGTAAAGGATTTTACCGTGTTTATCAACGAACTGAAAGAGAAGAAGAGTATTCCCATCAAGCGAGAGTACAAGATTTTTGATAAAGTTGTTACGTGCCTCGAGTCGAACGATGTAGTCGATTTCGGACTGGTAATCTCCAGCCCTCGCGATCATCTGACGAATCTCGTCTGGGTAAGAAAGCACGATAGCCTTGATCCTGAAATCGGCAAGGTGCTTCTGCTCGATGAGTTCTGCCGTTGTAGTTACTTTACGGACAGGACCAAACAAACCTTCAAGTACGAGCTTATGAGTTTGAGTGCCATCAAGTGTACCAGTAAAGCCAAATCTATATTGACAGTTTTCCAGTTTGGTCAAAATAGATGTTAGTGATTTGGCTTTGAAGTTATGAGCCTCATCGCCAATCACTACATCATATTGATCGAACCATTCTTTCGGTGCTTTGTAGATGCTTTGCCAAGTTGTTATCGTGACTTGGGCTTGCGACCTCTTTTCTTGCCCTGCGTAGATTTTGTGGATCCCGATGGTCCAGCTGGACCGTTCATTGCTGAAGGAGTTTTCGGAACCACTTCCGACCCTACGGCTCCCTGAGTCACTGCGTCTGTGATCTGATTGTTCACTGCAGTATCCGTACTCTTCGAAGTCGGATGCGAGTTGGTGAACCAAAGTCGTCGTAGGAACGATAATAAGCGTTTTAGCATTGTAATACCTCATTAATAGATAGATAATAAATGACTTGCCTGAGGCAGTCGGTGATAATAATAAAGCCCGACGTTCTCGTACTGCATGTACGAAAGCATCGAGCTGGTAATCTCTTGGTTTAAATTTGTTTGGTATACTTAAAGTTTCGATAAACTTTTTAGCTTCAATCAAAGAAAATTCATCAGAACTAAAATCTGTTTCGTATTCTATTTCATAATTTCTAGACTTGCAAAATTCTTCAACGTAACGATTTAATCCACCGTATAAAGTGCAAGTCATTAAATTGAAAAGTCTTATTTTGCCGTCCCAAACTTTGTTTCGGACAGCTGGCATAAATTTAGCTCCTGGAACTTCAAACGTAAAATACGTATTTAATTCCATAGCTATAGAAGGTTCACAATCAATCTTATTATAAACTTCGTTAAGTTTTCTTATTCTTACAGTTTCCATTATGAACCATTTGTAAATTTAACCCATTCAACATACACTTTGAGGTTGTAACCTCTATTCATTATAGTCTTGATTATTGACTCTAGAAGTTCTACTTTTTCTTGTTGCAATCCAATTCTAAGAGAAAGGTTTATTATATCTTGGTCTGCATCCATATACATTGGAATGTCAGCTTTAAGTATAAGACCTTTAGAAGGAAGCTTCCAACCCTTTTCTTGAGTTTCTTCGTTTGGACCCTGAGTGTAAAACTCGTACTTGTCTAACCTAAGCTTCTTTAAATCAGACTCGAATTTTCTAAGCGAAAGTCTTTCTGAAGAAAGAATCTGGAAGTATTTATGATGAAGCTTGGCTATTTTAAGAGCCTCTTCTCCAGGCTCGGTCTTGTCGATTTCAGCATCAACTTTCCAAAGCTCGTGTATTTCTTCAATTTTCATTTCAAGATCTCTAAATTATTAATAGAGTATATAATACTGCAATAACGAATAAAAGTAAAGTTAAATATTAGTAATTGTATAGTAGCTATACTTAAAAGTTGAAGAAGCTTCGATATAGTTTACGTTGTTATCAGTTGTATTAAAAACAACTTGAGTAAGATCTACAGGAAATGCATCAACAAAAGTGATATCATAATTTGGCATTTTTGTACTTGATAAAATCATTAATGAAATATCAGAGTAAATACCATCACCCGAAGTTATAGGTTGATCTTGAATAGTTTTATATTGTTCAAAGTTTTCTGGTTTACCAAGGGCGATCAACCAGTTATAAATTTCAAGGTAATTCTTTAGCTCTTCGTCAACTTTAAATGTAATTGTGAGATCGCCAAAATTAACGTGCTCGCCAGGAATTGGTGTTTTTACAAATGGGTTGTTTGGTTGTGGCGGAGGAATAGAAATAGAGGGGATGTTAACTTTCTGTATAAAGAAGTTAACGTGCGGAGCCTTCTTAATTTGAAACTTGAAATTAAGAGGAGAAAGAAAATTTCGATTTGATGGTGTATTATCTATTGCTGACATTTATCTGCCTATAATTGTTCTTAATCCTTTTGCAACAGCTGCTGTTTTAGCTCCTGCTTCATTAGCTTTCATTGCTTTATCAGCTAAACTTAATCTTAAATAAGGCATTCCTATCATGGTAGCATACGCAGCAATATCACCTATAGCTGATGCTTTTGGCGATTCTTTTTCTGCTTTGGCTAGCTTTTCGTATTCTTGCTTTCTTTCTTTTTCAAACGTAGTACCCTTACCATAACCAGCAAGTTTCATAGTATTTTTTGCCGCATAATCAATGCCTGGTCTTATGAAATCTTTATATGTTCCGCCTGAAATAGTATCTGCATAATTTAAACCAGTGGCGTAAACATCATTCATAGAAGGCATTGAAGGAAGATAATTTTTCCAACCTTCGTCAAGAGTAAATTGCTTAAATGTTTTCATGACGCACCTTTTTATTACTATTTATATAAAAAAGGGGAGCCGAAGCTCCCCTTAGTAGTTCGGTTAACCCGAATCTTATTACATCAAGTTATTGACGATAACGCGACGATAGTACTTGTTAGTGCTAATTACGTTAGCACGACCATTACCCTTGGTTAGACCTTCAGCGAATGGATTTGCTACCATGCCGTAACGAGTCTTAAAGCCGATCTTTGGCTGGAAGCTATTCTGATCAACTGCACGTACCATCTGCAGAGGAACGTATGGGCAGTAGAACAAGCCAGCGTCAAAGGCAGAAGAACCCTTGTAGCCAACAGTTAGATAGTTACCACCTAGAGCATATGGGTCGATGTAAACACGTAGGCGACCATTTAGAACACCAGCGAATGTCTGGCCAGTATCGTCTACCTGTAGATTGTTACCGTTAAGAGCAGGAGCGTAGTCAAGAACACCAGCCATCTGTAGAGCAGAAGCAACGTCTGAAGAACAGATAACGATGTTACCCTTACCACGACGAGTCTGCTTGGCGATCTGGTTAGCTTCACGTTCCAACTGGAACATCAAGCCCTTGAACTTTTCAACTGACCAACGACCGTTTGAGTCAGTGTCAAGATCGAACACACCAGCAGTAGTTGTATTTTCCTGAGCACCAGCTTCAGCAGTGATGTTGATAGTACGAACAACTTCACGGTTGATTTCTGCAAGGATTTCAGTAGAAAGAATGTTAGCAAGCTCAGTTTCTGCGTCTAGACCATGGATTGCCTTTAGATCCTGGGCAAGTTCCATAGTGTACTCAGCCTTTAGAGCACGAGTGTTAGCAGTTACAGTAACCTTCTCGATTGAGAAAGCCATCTGTGGGAATGAAGCGTTTGACTGATACTGGTATAGAGTTCCAGTAGAACCGCCAGTTGTATTAGCCAAACTAAAATCACCAAGAGCTTCTGACTGAGCAGTTGACATACCAGCACCAGTGTTATAAGTGTTAACAGCTGTTAGTGGTGATGTATTAGTTGCGCCAGGAATTGTACCAACAAACTTGTTACCGAAGGTGTTAGCACCAGAAGTAACAGAAGAGAATGTAGTATCAACTTCGTTGTAGAATGTTTCTGAACCAGTCTGGTTGCTATAGCGTGAACGCATAGCGAAAATTAAACCAGTTGGACCAGTCATTGGCTGAACGCCGCAGATATCATAGGCCATTAGATTTGGCATTGCACGACGAACAAGTGAAATAAGCACTGGATCGAAAGTGTCAATACCACCAGCACCTGCAGTTGAGCTTGAAGAGCCCATGAAGTTTACTGGAACTGTTTCGTTTAGTGTCTGGTACTGGCCATGTGCAGATGATTCAACGAGAGCCTTCTCGGTGTTTTCTAGCATCATAGCAGTTACAGAACGGCGGTGCTGGTCCTTAATTGGTGACAAAGCGTCGTGGTCAAGGACTGGAGCCCACTTGTTTTGAATTTCCTCAGATAGATACATTTATTTTTCCTTTCTTAGAGAAATATAATCTTGTAATTATTTATACAATCTTACTTTTTAATAGTTCTTGCGATTGCCTGAACGTAGCGATTAACCTGTGGGTCCAGATTTACTGATTCAGCAATTTGGCCTTCGAAAGTTTCTTCTTCAATATTTGAAGAATACTGTGATTCGCCGCCAAAATAGTTTTCTTTAATAATAGAAAGCTTCTTTGCGTAAATTTCTAGATCGCCGTCAAATTCGATTCCTTCAGCAAGAGCAGCAAACTTTTCCTGCTGGGAAACAACTAAGTCAGAAGCTAGTTCTGAGAAAATTTTGTTTGCGGCTTCAACTACTAACAAACCACGAAGTTCGTTGTTATTGTCAATAGATTCATCTAGTTTTGCCTGTAACTGATTTACTTTATCGGCTAAGGATTCTAGAACATTAACCTGCTCTTGCGGAACAGAAATGTAATGCTCAGCGAATAAATTTCTTAGACCTTCAATGAATTCTTCCATCAACTCGTTTCTTAGAGTTGATTCGATAGCTACTTCATTTTCCTTCATCCAGTTTTCAACTGTATAAGTTAGATATGAATCAAGCTTGTTAGTCAATTCTTCAGAAATTTCTGCAACTTGTTCTTCAAGCTTAACAGCATATTCTTCTTCTAGACGAGTTGTCTCAACGATGATTCTAGCATTAAGAGCAGCTTCAAAAAGAATAGTTGTCTTTTCAACAAACTCTTCAGATAGTTCTTCGCCATTAAAAATAGCCTGCAAATCTTCGCTCA